AAGGAGACTAAAATGTATCAATCTGATGAACTTCAAAAGAAGTGGCAGCCAGTTCTTGAGCATACCGACCTTGAGCCTATCAAGGACGCACACAAGAGAGCCGTTACTGCAACACTTCTAGAAAACCAAGAAAAGTCTGCCCGTGAGCAGGCTCAGGGTTCTGGTGGTTATCAATCTCCTTCACTTCTCGGAGAAGCCGCTCCTGCTAACGCAATGGGCGCATCTTCATCTGTAGCAAGTGCAGGTAATGTTGATATTTACGATCCCGTTCTTATCTCACTCGTTCGCCGTTCAATGCCGAACCTAATTGCTTATGATATTGCTGGCGTCCAGCCGATGACTGGCCCGACTGGTCTTATCTTTGCAATGCGTTCACGCTTTACTTCACAGACCGGCACTGAGGCACTCTTCAACGAAGCAAATACCTCATTCTCTGCTTCTGCCGCTGGTAACACGGCTTCAATCCAAGCTGCTAACGCTTCTGCTGGTACTGGTCACACTGGTACAGACCCGAACGATCGTGCTTCTGGTTCTGGCTACACAGTTGAAACTGGTATGACAACAGCGCATGCTGAAGCACTTGGCGATGCCACAACTAACGCATTCAACGAGATGGCTTTCTCAGTCGAGAAGGTTGCCGTGACTGCTGTTAGCCGTGCGCTAAAAGCTGAGTACACCATGGAACTTGCTCAAGACCTTAAGGCTATCCACGGTCTTGACGCTGAGACAGAACTTTCGAACATTCTTTCGGCTGAGATCCTTGCTGAAATCAACCGTGAAGTTGTTCGTACAATCAACTACTCCGCTGTTGCAGGTGCTACTAAGAACACCACAACTTCAGGTACTTTCGACCTAGATACCGACTCAAACGGTCGTTGGTCAGTTGAGAAGTTCAAGGGTCTTATGTTCCAAATCGAGCGTGACGCCAACGAACTTGCTAAGGCTACTCGCCGCGGTAAGGGTAACGTCATGATCTGTTCGTCTGACGTAGCTTCGGCTCTTCAGATGGCTGGTGTTCTTGACTACGCTCCGGCTCTTAACAACAACCTACAAGTTGACGACACAGGTAACACCTTTGCTGGTGTCCTTAACGGTCGTATCCGTGTCTACATCGACCCGTACTTTGCAGACGCAACAAACAACTACTACACAATCGGCTACAAAGGCTCGTCTGCCTTTGACGCAGGTCTCTTCTACTGCCCATACGTACCGCTTCAGATGGTTCGTGCAGTTGGTGAGAACACCTTCCAGCCGAAGATTGGCTTCAAGACCCGCTACGGCATCGTTGCTAACCCGTTCGCTACTAACGACGGTAACGGCATCGCAGCCCGCCTCGGTTCTGGTGACGGTAACATCTACTACCGTCTCGCTAAGGTCGCCAACCTTATGTAAAAGAAGTTGGGTCAACCAACCAAAAACTAGAGGGGCTTCGGCCCCTCTTTTTTTGTGCGTATAAATAGGTGATAAGGAGATAATCATGGCGCTACAAGGCACACAACCAGATAACATGAGTTTTCTTTCACCGACTGGATTTAGATTTCAGATTCAGAAGATGCCTCATGTAAACTATTTCTGCACTTCAGCTAACATACCAGACATTGGCATAGGTCAGCTTGAAACAGACAATACGTTTATTCGTCTGCCGATTCCTGGCGACAAACTGACATTTGGTCAGTTACAACTACAGTTTAATGTCGATGAAGACTTGAAAAACTTCAGAGAGATTTACGACTGGCTGACCGCATTAGGTTATCCAGATAACTTTGAGCAAAGACAAGGTATAGCTAGAACACTTCAGGCAAACCAAACTGGTACAAACAGAGAGTACTCTGATGCATCTTTGATCATCACTACAGCACAGTACAAGCCGAATATCGAAGTGAAGTTTATCGATGCATATCCAATCACTCTTGGCGCACTAGAGTTTAGTGCTTTAACATCTGATGTTGACTATCTACAGGGCCAAGTAACTTTCGCTTACAGAAAATATGAATTGACAACAATAGCATAATTTGATACAATGGACAGACGTTATATATTAGAACAATTGAGCAAGCATAGGAACTATCCAAAATACTGTGACTATCTTGTAAAACTATATCAATGGAGAATGAAGCGAAATGAAAGCAGAAGATATTCAAGCCGAATGGGATAAAGACTGCAAGCTTGATGAGACAGAACTTGGTGCTGAGTCTGCAAAGATACCTTCACTACACAATAAATATCTAAAGATATTCATGGCAGAAAGACTGCGACTTATTCAGATGAAAGGTAGTTTGAAGAAGACACGCAGAACTTTGTTTGAGTACTATCTGGGAGAACTAGATAGAGAAGAACTTGCAGAACTTGGTAGAGAACAGTTTTACAAAAAGCTTTTGAAGAACGAAGTTGACTTGTACATTGACAGTGATGATGCTTTGACTGAAATCAGTCTGAAGGTGGCACTACAACAAGAAAAAGTTGACTATCTAGAATCAATACTCAAAAGTATCAACAACAGAGGGTTTCAGATCAAAAATGCAATTGAATGGAACAGGTTTATCGCTGGATGATAGGGTTGACCTTCTCAAATATCGAATTGAAAAATTTAAAGTGGATTATGCATATTTATGGCCAGAGACTACGAAGAAACCATCACAGTCACAAGAGTCAACGAAGTCTATATCAAAGTGGGATCAGATACAGGCACTGCACAGGAAATAAGTGACTATTTTACATTTGAGGTGCCTGGCGCAAAGTTTATGCCAGCGTATCGCAATAAGTACTGGGATGGAAAGATTCGTCTTTTCAATGTGAACACTCGTCAAATCTACTCAGGTCTCTACAAACATCTGGAGCAATTCTGCGATGAAAGAAACTACAAACTGGTTGATGCTGATGATATTACTGCTACTAATGATATTAGCCTACCAGAACTGGAGACATGCTTCAGAGGTGAGAAATTTAACCCAAGAGATTATCAGCTTAGAGCAATCGCTCACGCTCTTAGAAATAATCGGGCAATGGTGCTTTCGCCCACAGCATCAGGAAAGTCCTACATAATTTACTGCATTCTAAAGTACCTGCTACGTTTTCAATGCAAAAAGGCCCTCGTCATTGTACCCACTACATCATTAGTGTATCAGATGAATGGTGATTTCGAAGATTATTCTGAGAATCAACATAGTTATTCTACACATCTCATCATGGCAGGTCAAGACAAAAACTCCGATGCCGACATTTTTATTTCGACTTGGCAGTCTATCTACAAGATGCCAAAGAAGTGGTTCTCACAGTTTGACGTAGTGATTGGTGACGAAGCACACCTATTCAAAGCCCAGTCTCTTACTAGCATTCTTACAAAGATGGAGCAATGTAAGTATCGCTTTGGCTTCACAGGCACACTTGATGGTACACAGACACATAGACTTGTTCTTGAAGGTCTGTTTGGACCAGTTATGAAGGTTATCACTACTAAAGAACTAATGGATTCTGATACTGTAGCCAATCTGAAGATCAAGGGTCTAGTTCTGAAGTACCCAGATCAAACTCGCAAAGCAATGGCAAAAGCCGACTATCGTGCAGAGATTGACTTCTTGATATCAAACGAAGCTCGAAATAATTTTATAAAAAACTTGACATTGAGCCGAAAAGGTAATACACTGGTACTTTATCAGATGGTGGAGAAACATGGACAGGTTCTTTACGATCTCATAAATAGTACTGTAACTGATAGAAAAGTTTTCTTTGTCCATGGAAAGGTGAGTGCAGATGAAAGAGAAAGTGTACGGGAAATTACTGAGAGAGAGTCGAATGCGATTATTGTCGCTTCTTACGGAACTTTCTCTACGGGCATCAATATTAGGAACTTGCACAATATTATTTTTGCTTCTCCTTCTAAATCTCGCATCAGGAACCTACAATCCATCGGTAGGGGATTAAGAAAAGGCGACAACAAATCAAACGCCACACTGTATGATATAGCAGACGATCTTTCATATAAATCTTGGAATAATTACACACTCAAACATTTCGCAATTCGTGTAAAGATGTATAATGAAGAAGAGTTTGAATACAAGATTTACAACATAAGGATAAATGATGCATCTGATAAAGCTGGTGAACGGAGAGACACTAATCTGTTCAATCGTTAAGCAAGATAAAAATTATGTGACGATATCTGACCCTTTGAAGTTAGAGATCGTGAATAATGCTGGGCTACCGGCAATGATGACAACTTACTGGATTCCTTTGCCTGACGAAGAATTAGTGGTTGACATTAAGCAGGAACATGTTATACTTACAAGTTCTATGACTACAGAGATGAAAGTATTTTACACCAAGGCAATTGTGAATGCTCGTGGTGACTCTACAGAAGAAGAGCAAGAAAGACAGAAGACTTTAGCAAAAAGAATTAAATCAAGACACTATGCACTTGAATCGAGTAATACAGTATATCATTAAGGATTTATTATGGCAAAAAGACAAAAACACAACTATGTCGATAATAAGAAGTTTCTAGCAGAAATGATTAAGTTTCGACAGTCTGTGATTGATGCTGAGGCAGAGGGCAAGCCTAGACCGATCGTACCATATTACATCGGTGACTGCATCATGAAGATTGCGACACACCTTTCATATAAACCAAACTTTGTAAACTACACATTCAGAGAAGAAATGATTTCTGATGGTATTGAGAATTGTCTACAATACATTGACAACTTCAATCCAGAGAAATCAAAAAACCCCTTTGCATATTTTACACAGATCATCTACTACGCATTTCTAAGACGTATTCAAAAAGAAAAAAGATATCTCTACACGAAGTACAAAGCAACTGAGAATGCAAACATTTTTGGTGAGACTTCTGATGTACAAGAGCAAGATATTATGAGCCACTATGAAGACAGCATAAAGAATAGTGAGTGGTCAAAAGAATACATGAGTGACTTTATCGAAAACTTTGAAGAGACAAAGCGCCGCAAGCGCAAAGCAAAGCGGGCTACACTTGATCAGTTTATTGAGGATACACAATGAAAGTAGCACTAGTTACTGACACACATTGGGGTGTCAGGAATGATGCTCACAATATGCTTGACTACTTTGGCAAGTTTATGCGAGATGAGTTCTTTCCATATCTTGAAGAGAACAATATTGACACAGTGATTCATCTAGGTGATCTAGTTGACAGACGCAAGTACATCAACTTTGTCACACTACGACATCTCAAAGACAACTTCATGGATGAGTTGGCTAGACGCAATATTACTATGCATGTCATTGCTGGTAATCATGATGTTCCGTACAAAAACTCAAACGAGATCAATGCAATGAGTGAACTGTTTGACAAGTATGAGAATCTTCATATCTACTGGCAGCCAAAAACTATTCAAGTTGATGGCACTGATATCTGTCTTATGCCTTGGATCAACAATGCTAACTATGCTGATGCAATCTCACATATGAAAGATACACCAGCGCAAGTTCTGATGGGCCACTTAGAGATTGCTGGCTGTCTGATGATGCGTGGTATGACAAATGAACATGGCATGGACATTGACTCTTTCGATAAGTTCGACATGGTAATGTCTGGTCACTTTCACACAAAGTCTACCTCTAAGAACGTACACTATCTTGGCACACCATATCAGATTACATGGAGTGATTACAAAGAAGACAAAGGCTTTCATATCTTTGATACAGATACAAGAGAGTTGACATTCGTCCGTAATCCTCATCAAAACTTTCACAAAGTCTACTATGACGATGCCACTCAAGATGACATGACATTCATCAAAGACAGTGATGAGTATGACTATCTCAAGGGTGGTTATGTCAAAGTGATTGTTCAGACTAAAGAGAATCCATACTGGTTTGATATCTTCATGGAGAAGATTACAAACAACAGTCCTGCGGCTGTACAGGTAGTTGATGATCACCTCAATTTAAATCTTGAAGACGATGATGATATCATCAATCAAGCAGAAGATACCGTCACGATTTTGTCTAAGTACATTGATGGTATGTCTACAGAAGTTCCAAAGAAAAAACTTGACAGCCTGATGCGAGCCTTATATAATGAGGCATTACATATGGAAGTTTAGATATGATTCAAGCCAGCACTGAGGTCTTGCATCATTTTACTTGTAGCTTTTGTATGCGCTGGTGGAGTATCGCAAGCGACAAAAATTATAAGCCTGAGAGACTTGTCTGTCCTCATTGTGGTACAGACGATGAAGTAGAGTATATAGAGGTACCAGAGACAAAAATATGATTCACTTTGAAAAGATTCGTTGGAAGAATTTTCTTTCAACAGGCAATCAGTGGACAGATATTCAGCTAGATCGATCACCGAACACTATCATTGTTGGTGACAATGGCGCAGGTAAGTCAACCATTCTTGATGCGTTGACTTTTGTTCTGTTCAACAAACCATTTCGTAAAATCTCAAAGCCTCAACTACTGAACACTATCAATGAACGTGATCTACGAGTTGAGATTGACTTTCGTATCGGCAAACAGAAGTATAAGGTTGTCAGAGGCATCAAACCTGCTGTCTTTGAAATCTACAACAATGATGTACTACTGAATCAGCCCGGCTCTTCTAGAGATTATCAGAAGCAACTAGAAGAGACTATTCTAAAACTCAACTACAAATCTTTCACACAGATTGTCGTGCTAGGTGCGTCTACATTCGTGCCGTTTATGCAACTTACCGCAGCCAATAGAAGAGAAGTGATTGAAGATTTGCTCGACATCAGGATCTTCTCTTCTATGGGCAAATTGCTGAAAGATAGAATTGCTGAGAACAAAGAAGATATTCGTGAAACTGAATATCAGATGGAGATAATCCAGACAAAAATTGACGCACAGAAAGCGTACATCAGTAAACTGAAACAACAGAGTGACGATACAATCGCCACGTTTCAGAGTATGATTGATGAGTCTAACAGAGAGATTGGTGTTCTCACTTCAAATAACGAAGTGATGATTGAACAGACAAGCAAACTTATGGACGAGATTGCCGATCACGATTCTGTAACCTCAAAGAGTACTAAAGCATTTGAACTGATCAATAAGCTGAATGAAAAGCATGACAAAGCACACAAGAGAGTTTCGTTCTTTACAGACCATAATGAGTGCCCTACCTGTTCACAGGAGATCGAAGATTCAATCAAAAGCCAAAAGATTGACGAGACTAATAGTATTATCAAGAAGGTCTCAAAGGGAATTAAGGATCTCGAAAATGAGTATCAATCACTACAATCCAGGCTTGCTGACATATCTGATAAGCAACTACAGATCACAAACTTTCAAAAGAACGTATCTACTAACCAGACAACCATCAAAAGTCTTGAAAAATCTATAGAGAAAAACAGCAAAGAAATTTCAAAGATCAAAGGCGCATCTGATGATGACACTACAGCAAAAGATGAACTTGTAGCACTTCAAGGCAATCGAAAGACTTTTGATACAAGAAAAGAAGAACTAGTTCACGACAGAGAACTTTATGATGTAGCATCTGACATGCTGAAAGATGGTGGTATCAAAACTCGTATCATCAAGCAATATGTGCCAGTGATGAACAAACTCATCAACAAGTACCTGTCTGCACTAGATTTCTTTGTCGCTTTCGAACTTGACGAAGAGTTCAACGAAGTGATCAAGAGTAGGCATCGTGATGAGTTTTCATATGCATCATTCTCTGAGGGCGAAAAGATGCGTATCGACTTAGCACTACTCTTTACATGGCGAGCCGTAGCTAAGATGAAAAACTCTGCAAACACAAATCTACTGATTCTTGATGAAGTGTTTGATGCGTCTCTTGATGTTGCTGGTTGTGATGAGTTCTTGAAACTGATCCATCAACTTGGTCAAGGCACGAATGTTTTTGTTATCTCACACAAGGGCGATATTCTGTCAGAGAAGTTTCGTAGTCAGATCAGGTTTGAGAAGTATCAAAACTTTAGTAGAATTGCGGAGGCAGAAGTATGAAATGGTATCTAGTCAAAGTAATTATGGGCCAAGAAGCAGAGCAACTTTCATTTGATTTTATGAGAATTAGACACAATCATACGATTCACTATAGAGGTGAAAGTCCAGAAGATGTGATTGAAAGGCTTAGGGCTACAATCGGCAGAGAAGAAGATATAAGATTTGAAGTTATAGGAGAATCTAACTTTGGGAAAAAGAAGCGACTTTGACAGAGTAGAACGAGACTTCTATCCTACACCAGAAGCCGCTGTTCTACCTTTGTTACCATTTTTGCCAGCTAACTGTCCGTTTGTAGAGCCTTGTGCTGGTGATGGACAACTGGTAGATATTTTAGAAAAGCATGGTCATGAATGTACATGGGCAAGTGATATTGAACCTCAAAGAGAAGATATCAAAAAACTTGACTTCAATGATCTAGATGAAACTTCATATAAACGATCACACAAGATCATAACAAATCCGCCGTGGAACAGAAAACTACTTCACCCTATGATTGAGAAGTTTAGGGAATCTGGCAAGGGCGCATGGTTATTGTTTGATGCTGATTGGATGCACACGAAGCAATCAGCCCCCTATATACCATATGTGTCAAAAGTTGTAAGCATTGGTAGAGTGAAGTGGATACCAGACAGTAAAACAGTAGGTAAAGATAACTGTTGTTGGTATTATTTTTCACCACTGAAAGCTTATAGCACAGTATTTTTTGGGAGAACAGAATGATTTTAGAATTGCTTGATAGTACAGACAATAGACTAATTACAAAAAGCACACCATTTGAAGGTGATGATAGAACAGAACTTTTTGAAAATTTGAAAGAGACTATGATTCATCACAAGGGTTATATTCTCACTGCTATTCAGACTGGTTCTCCTGTTCGTGCTTTTGCGTTTGGAAATCCTGACGATCCAGATAATATTGTAGGGTGTTTCAATCCTCGTATCGTAGATAAATCTGATGAAATCTCATTAGAAGAAGAAAATAGCTTGACATCTCCTGGTCTTTTTGTTAAAGTGAAAAGGCACGATTGGGTTAGGGTTCGTTATACCACGCATGAGGGCGTAACTGACACTATCAAAGTCGGCGGTCTTACAGCTAGATTATTTCAACAGGCTGTAGACCACTTGGATGGAATCCTATATACACATAGAGCAAATAGATATCATCTTGAGCAAGCTAGAAAAAACAAAGTGAAACTCGACAAACTCAGAAAAAAGAGGCAAGCGGCATGAGTTATAAAGAGGATGTAGTAGCAATTCTGAAAGAAGAAATCAGAGTAGCAGAAAGTAAATTACAACCACACGATACAGGTCATATTCATACAGCAATCAATTATATGAAGTATCGTATTGAAGAACTTGAGAAGGAAATGAATACCGATGGCTAAAACAATTCTTGTGATGGGTCTACCAGGTTCTGGTAAGACTACATTCGCAAACAAACTCCGACAAAAACTTGGAGATGCAGACCACTTCAATGCAGACGAAGTACGCAAGCGTTTCGATGACTGGGACTTTAGTGAAGAAGGTCGTCTACGTCAAGCAGAGCGTATGCGAGTTCTTGGTGCTGAATCAGAGAAGCAGTGGGCAATCTTGGACTTTGTTTGTCCCAAAGTAGAGTATCGTCATATCGTTGCCGCTGATATTATTGTATGGATGGACACAATCGGTGACAGCCGCTATGAAGATACAAATGCTATGTTCGAAGAGCCTATCAATGATGGCGGTATTGTATCTGTTGATTACCACTTTACTGAACTAGACTCTGACGCACAATCAGATGAAGTTGTAAAAAGTTTACAATCGTTTGACTGGCGTAAAGAGACTGTACAAATGCTTGGTCGTTGGCAGCCGTGGCATCCTGGACACTTTGAACTGTTCAAGCGTTGTTATGAAAAGACAGGCCAAGTCTGTATTCAAGTCAGAGATGTACAAGGTTGGGATGATAGCAACCCATTTGACTTTGAACAGGTCAGACGAAATATTATCAAAGGTTTGTCAGAAGAGGGCTTTACACACGGCAAAGAGTATGTTATTATGCTTGTACCTAATATTACTAACATTACATATGGTAGAAAAGTTGGCTACAAGATTGAGCAAGAACATTTTGATGAGAAAGTTGAAAACATTTCTGCCACAGCCATTCGAAAGGAAATGGGTCTGAAATGACGAATACACCAGCGCCAGTTGTAGAAGAAAGTGCTTCATACGATAATTTCTTAGATAAGCAACAGCGTATCAAAGATGAGTATAAAGTGACACTTGAAGAGTTTGTCGGTGAAGAGATCGAACAGGCTCTGCATGATAGAACAAAGGCGTCTGTCAGTGAGAAGTATAAAGACATTCACAAAGTTGTATATGTACACTTTCGTAATGTCGATGATATGGCAGACTTCTGTTCTAAGATTGGCCAAGTGATTGATTACAAGACGAAAGATGCATTCTTTCCTCTTGCTGATCCTGCGACTTCTCTGTTCAAAGAAGAACAGCTCACGAACATCAATATTGAAAAATCTCTATTGATGCCTCGCAAGAAGTCAAAGTCTACAACTGCGCTGGATGTTGAAGTTGAAGAATCAGTAGTAGATGTGAACGCTAAGTGGCGTGAGCATTGGGTTGGTATGCCCGAGTATACACAAGAAGAGAATCCGCCGTTTCGAACTGTTCATATGAAGTTTCGTAATGAGGATGATTATCAAGAGTTTGCAAAGCGTATCGATCAACAACTTACTGATTCTTCAAAGGCTATCTGGCATCCGAAGCTAGAGATTACTGCAAATCGTCTACTACGATGGGTACAAGACGATAAGCATACTTTACCAAAGTATCCAATGTACATCGTATCTAAGGGGCGACACGAATCCATGCACACCTCTCGCTCTCTCTCAAGGATGTGTATTCCCCATTATATCGTAATCGAACCTCAAGATTATGATAACTACGATAGTGCATTGGATAACTTTGGTATTCGTGATTATGTGACACTGCTAGTAGCACCATTCTCTAATCACGGTGATGGTCCAGGTCGTGCAAGAAACTGGGCTTGGGATCACAGCATCAGTATCGGTGCTACAAGTCACTGGGTACTAGATGACAATATCAGCGACTTCTATCGCCTACATGAGAACATGCGTATTCGCTTTGAATCTGGCGTGGGCTTTCGTGTGATGGAAGATTTTGTTGACAGATATGATAATGTCTATATCTCTGGTCCTCAGTATCGTTTCTTTATCGCACCTGATCAGAAGTATCCACCATTTGTTGCTAACACTCGTATCTATTCGACACTACTGATTCGTAATGATTGTAAGCATCGCTGGCGTGGTCGATACAACGAAGATACAGATATCTGTTTGAGAGTTCTCAAAGATGGTGATGTTTGTGTCCAGTTCAATGCGTTCATGCAAGGCAAAGCGGCTACTCAAACTGTCAAGGGTGGCAATACTTCTGAGTTCTATCACGCAGAACACTCTGAGAAGATCAACAAAGAAGGCTACAATACAGATGGTACAATCAATAAGTCACAGATGCTTGCTGATATGCATCCAGACGTAGCCCGTGTCGTCTGGCGTTATGGTAGATGGCATCACTATGTTGACTATGGACCGTTCAAGAAGAACAAACTACGCTACAAAGATGGTGTAGAAATCTCTGAAGGCGTAAATAATTACGGTATGAGACTCGAAACTAATTTTAGTGGTTGACAATATCTTCTCTTTTTGCTATAAGGTAAGTATAGTGATTCGCAGAGAGAGGATGACTTATGAAACAAAGACCTAAATGTTGTGTACCCGGTTGTGGTCGAGATGCCCAATTAGTTACAAGTCTTGCAAAATTCAAGTTTCGTAAATCGACATGGGCTGCCGAAGAGTTTGGTATTCCTAGTGCCGAAGCCTTTGTATGTACTAAACATCATTCGATCAACTATGGTTTGGGTGGTTGGCATTACAAAATCTTTCGTAAAGAATATTGCGAGAATGTCGATGGTCGCTTAGGTTTTCGGTGTACAACTACAATTGTTGATCCTGAGTGGCAATTAGATGCTGATCACATTGATGGTAATCCTTCAAACAACACCGCTGAAAACATTCAGACACTATGTAAGTGCTGTCATGCTATCAAGACTCGTGATGAAAAAGATTACATGACTGCTGGCAGAAAAACTCTTGGTTGCTAATTATGGGTTGACAACATCCGTCATTCCTGATAGAATCAAAAAGTAATGAGAGAGGTGATTCGCAAATGGTAAATATCCAGTCTAAAGAAGTTCTCGCCCGTCTGTTGGCTCAAGAGAACTTGACAGTAGTTCACCAGAATGTTCAGACCGCATCGTTCAATCTGAAAGACCGTGTTCTGACACTGCCCATGTGGAATGACATGGAGAACTACACATATGATCACCTTGTCGGTCATGAAGTTGCTCATGCTCTCTATACGCCTGAAGAGAAGTGGCTCGAGGCTGTAAAGTCTGAGGGCGATGGCTTTCATGGCTTTCTTAATGTTGTAGAAGATGCTCGGATCGAAAAACTGATCCAGCGTCGTTACCCTGGTCTCCGTAAACAGTTTATCAAGTCGTACAAGAAGCTTCTTGCTGATGGCTTCTTTGGAAAAAGCGAAGATGAGATAAATAGTTTCAAGCTGATCGACCGTTTGAATGTCTACTTCAAGTGTGGTCTCACCACTGGTGTGCAGTTTGACAAAGATGAGAAAGCTTGGATCAAAGAGATCGAAGACGCCGAGACTTTCGAAGAAGTTCTTGATATCGCCAAGCGGTTGTTCGGTAAAGCAATCGAAGAACACAACGAAGAGCAAGAAGCCATGGCTAAAGCTATGGATGAGATGCTTGTCGAAGAGGGCGAAGATGAACTGGACGGCGAATACGGAGACGGAGATTTTCAAGAGTTCGAAACTGACTTTGAGGCAGAAGATGGCTTTGAAGCATCGGGTGGAGACGAAGAAGCAGATTCGAAAGAAGATGATCATTCGCAAGTAGAAAACTCGGATGCCGCTGGTGACGAAGCCAGCGACGAGGTAGACCCATCTCAGAGCAAAAAATTCGGCCACGAGGGTGGCGAAGGTGGCCCAGAATCTGTCACCGAAAAGGCTCTTTCTGAAAATATTGCAAAAGAGTTTGGTGGCGATCCTAACGTCAAGTTTCGTAACCTTCATCTCAATCTTACACCCAAGATTACTCTTGATCGTGTTGTCGGTCACAAAGAAATTCTTTCGTGCTTTGAAGGCAATCAAGTTGCCCTAGAAGCTGGTGAACATTACATGAAACAGTTCATGGTCAACAACAAGAAGACCATCAACTATCTTGTAAAAGAATTTGAGATGAAGAAGAAAGCCGCAGAATACAAGCGGGCTTCTGTCTCAAAGACTGGTGTGATCGATACTCTCAAAATGAACAACTACATGTTCCAAGATGACATTTTCAAAAAGATGACAGTCATCCCTGAGGGCAAGAACCACGGTCTGCAAATGTTCATTGACTGGTCTGGTTCGATGTCCGACCAACTGCATCACACTGTCGATCAGTTGATCAACCTGGTTATGTTCTGTAAGCAAGTAAACATTCCTTTCGAGGTTTACGCCTTTACTGATCGGTGGGATGTCAGTAGTGTTCGCAACCTAGAATTCCAAGAACAGAAAGTTTTCTCTAAGCACGAACTGGCTTATCAACCAGACTTCCGTCTTATGGAACTGTTCACCAACAAAATGTCTCGCTCAGACTTCACCATGATGACCAAAGCTATCATGGCTGTGGCTAATTACTGGCAGACTCGCTGGGCGTCCCATCGCCCTGGTTGGTCTGGCCCAAGCTACTACAGCATCCCGAATGAGATGTGGCTTGGTGGTACTCCTCTTGATGAGTCGATTGTAGCCTCGATGGTCATGCATGACATTTTCAAGAAGAAGAACCGTCTCGACATTGTAAACATGGTGTTTCTGACTGATGGTTCTAGTAACATAATCAGGTACCTCGATGAATCAGATTGGAAGGCTGATCAGACTGTCGCTGTTCCTCTCAAGATTTCAAGGTATTTCACCAACAAGAAAAACTACACTGAGTCAATCATCTATGTCAATGACCCGATGACCAAGAAGCGGTATCGTGTTCAGCCTGGTGAAGAGCCGACCAATCTTCTCCTGAAGATGTTGCGTGATCACACCCAGGCAAATCTGATCGGCTTTCATATTCTGCCAGCCCGCAAGCCTCAAGCCCTTGCTGAGTTGCCAGTTGCATACACCGAATACCAGTTGAAAGACAAGCTTTGGGATGAGTTGAGGTCAGACAAGTTCTGTGTCATTCCTGAAACTGGTTATGATCTCCACTTTGGTCTTCTCGGTGGCAAACATCTGGCTACCTCGAATGGTGCTATTGAAGTTGAAGAGGGTGTATCGAAGACGAAGCTTCGGACTGCCTTCAAGAAAGCCAACTCTAGTCGTAAGACTAGTCGGGTGATGCTTTCAAAATTCATCGACATGGTCGCATAAAGTACTTGACAAATACCATGCATCCTGCTAGGATGTAAAAGTAATGAGAGAAGTGATTCGCAATGAGAGAGGTTGATATGCGAAAGTTGAACAAGAACCAAAAAGCCTTTGTTGAGGCAGCATCAAAAGAATATGGTGCCACTTTGACACGGGCTCAAGCCCTTGAGATTTCCAAAGCGAACGGTATGAAGCGTCCGATTTGGCTCCTCAATGATGCTCAGTATCGTGTTGGCCGTGGTGTTTACCAACTGCCAGGTGTAGCAAAAAATGCTCCGACTACTGAACCTGAGGCTCAAGCGGCTCTGATTCCAAACACTCTGGTGACAAACATGAATGTCGAGACTGAGTCGTTCACGGAGAATCTTGTCCCAGAGCAAGATCCACTTTTTGTCCCGTTTGGTAACTTCACCAAGATCAAGAAGATTATCAAGTCCAAGATGTTCTACCCTGTCTATGTTACTGGTCTGTCTGGTAACGGTAAGACATTCGGTATTGAGCAAGCTTGTGCCCAGACCAATCGTGAAGTGATCCGTATCAACTTCACAGTTGAGACTGATGAAGATGATCTCATTGGTGGTTTTCGTCTGGTCAATGGAGAAACAAAGTTCTTCAAAGGCCCTATCATTAAAGCCATGGAGCGTGGCGCCGTTGCGCTGTTGGACGAACTTGACCTTGCAAACCCCGCAAAGGTTATGTGTCTCCAGTCCATCCTCGAAGGCAAAGGCTACTTCATCAAGAAGACTGGTGAGTATGTCAAGCCTGCCCCTGGCTTTACCGTGATCGCTACAGCGAACACTAAAGGTAAAGGCTCTGACGATGGTCGCTTCATTGGCACCAATGTCATGAATGAAGCCTTCCTTGAGAGGTTCCCGATCACGGTTGAACAAGAGTACCCGCCAGTAGCGGTCGAGAAAAAGATGCTCGGTCTTGTCTTTGATGACCTCGGTATCGATGTCATGGACAACTTTGAAGAACTGCTGGTTGATTGGGCTGATATCATCCGTAAGACCTACTATGATGGTGGTGTTGATGAGATCATTTCGACACGGCGTCTGGTTCACATTGCCAAAGCCTACTCTATCTTTGGTGATCGTATGACTGCCATTGAGATGTGTATCAATCGGTTCGATGAAGATACCAAGCAGTCGTTCCGTGACCTCTACACTAAAGTGGATGTCGATGCTGAGATTGCAAAGGATGAAGCCGAAGAAAACGTGCCATTCTAAGACACATAAATAATACTGATTGAGAAAGGGCAGCACAGTCCTTTCTCACTTTATTATGGGGCTACAATGAGAATATTCACTTCACATAAATTTTATGCTGACTGTTCTGACAAATGGTTAGCTAAGGATATTCCAGACTGGTACAAAAACAAAAAACTAGAAGATTACAAACAATATCCTAGTCAACCATCAGTAAAATTTTGTCCAAGTTTTGTAGAAATTTTCAAAAATTCTCTAGTCTTAAAATCTCCAGCAGACATGGAGTTTGTATACAATACCGAAAATGGTATGTTAGATTGGAGATGCGTTGACGGTGCTTCTGGATTTATACAAGGCGCTGATCATGATTTCACTCAAATCAATAACGATTACCTTGAGAGATATGTAAGCTTTAAACTGCATTTGGATATGTTAGTCATATCTGATAAAATCGAAACGGTGTTGTTTCTGCCGCCAGAGTATCATCCTCAGACAGAAGAAGTTTCTATAATTTCTCCTATGATAGGAGCATTAGAAACTATTCCAAATATTGGAGTATCTGGTCTTTGCAATTTCAAATTAGACAGAAAGCTACTAGAAAAGACTCCCTATATTTTTGTTCCGAAAGGGACTCCTCTTGCATACTACTATTTTCCAAATGGTGCACCCAAAGAAGTTGAGTATGTGCCTCGTCATGAGTACGATGCTATGATGTGGGTCTATACAGAATATAGGGGCGAATATTTTAGAAAGTTGAATCAAGCGAAAAAAGATCAAAGCGCCTGTCCTTTTCATGAAAAAAATTCTTGACAAACAGTGTATTACTACTATATAATCTACACAATGTTTTTATTATAGGAGCCGTGAATGGAAATTCAAATCCAAATGTCCGATCTACAAAAGAAAAAGATTTTTGTAGCGACACCTATGTATGGCGGTAATTGCCATGGCATGTACACAAAGTCTACTGCCGATCTGGCTAAACTTGGCCAAGCATATGAGATGGACATCAAAATGTTCTATCTCTTCAATGAATCCCTAATCACCCGAGCAAGAAATTATTGTGTTGATGAGTTTATGCGTAGTGACTATACACACCTGATGTTCATTGACTCTGATATTGGCTTTGATCCGAATGATGTTCTGACACTTGCGGCTCTGTCTGATCATGAAGAACCAGACGATGAAAAGCGTATGGATATTCTTTGTGGTCCATATCCCAAAAAGACTATCGCATGGGAGAAGATTAAGCGGGCTGTAGACAAAGGCTTTGCTGATGAGAATCCTGCCAATCTAGATAGATTCGTTGGTGACTATGTGTTCAACCCAGATACTGATACTGGTCAGGTCCGCCTCGATGAGCCTGTTCCCGTTCTTGAAGGTGGCACAGGCTTCATGATGATTACTAAGAATGCCTTCAAGAAGTTCGATGAAGCGTATCCTGACTATTCGTATCTGCCTGATCATGTGCGTACAAAGCACTTTGATGGTAGCCGTGAGATCATGATGTACTTCCAGGCTCTGATCGATCCTGAGTCAAAGCGTTATCTGTCAGAAGACTACATGTTCTGTCAGTGGATGCGTAAGATTGGTGTGAAGACTTATATGTGTCCTTGGATGAAACTTCTTCATACTGGTTCATATACTTTTGGCGGTAGCCTGACAGACCTTGCTCAACTTGGTGCTGTAGCGACCGCTGATCCTGATCAAATTAAGATGATGAAAAAATGAGTAAGTTCAAGTTTGACGAAGACAAAATTCTGAAAGAAGTTTATGACTATGTAGCGGCCACTTATGATGGCCACTACTCTTTCAACAAGTTTCAGTCCACAGAGTTTATCATTGACAGTGGACATGGCGAAGGTTTCTGTATGGGTAATATCATCAAGTATTGCCAACGATACGGAAAGAAAGAAGGCAAGAATCGAAAAGACTTGCTAAAAGTCGTTCACTATGCTATTATGGCACTTTATATTGATTCACTTGAAAACAATGAGGTATTAGATGATGAGAATCAGTGATGAAACTATGGACGTGTTGAAGAACTTTTCAACTATCAACCCGTCACTTGCTTTTAAAGCGGGTAACACTATTCGCACTGTGAGTGAGCAAAAGAACATTCTTGCACAGGCAGTAGTAGAGGATACTTTTCCAGTAGACTTTGCTATCTATGAACTGAACCAGTTCTTGGGTCTTGCGAGTCTGTTCGATGACGCAGACTTTCACTTCGGCGAAATGGATGTGACTATTCGTGATGAGAATAACTCTTCTCGCTCTCGCTATACTTATACCGATCCTTCTATGGTAACATCACCGCCAGAGAAGAATATCGATCTTACTGATCCTGAGATTCAGTTTAACATGACCGCTGATGATTTGAAATCTGTTGTATCAGCCGCAAATCAACTTGGTCTTCCAGAGGTTGTTGTGCGTGGTGGTGCTACGGGTATCTTTTTAGTCGCTACTGATACTAAGAACCCTACTTCAAACGAGTATGAGAGGCATGTTGCTGCCAGTAATGGTGCTATCTTCAATATGGTATTCAAGACTGAGAATTTGAAATTTATTCCTGGCGACTACTTTGTAAATATCTCAAAAGCTGGTATCGCACACTTCAAGAAAGTAAATGGCTACATCGACTATTGGATTGCAACGGAAGCAAATTCGGAGTATGATTAATGTCCAATCAAGAAAACTTTGGAGGATTTATCGGTTCATCTGGTTCAAGGTTTGATATCGTAGAAGGGAATGCCGTTGAGATTCCCTTCTTTGTCAAAAGGGCAGAAAGACACAAAGATATCAAAAAGCACCTGATGGAGAATATCTATCCAGAGTATGAAAAGGCAGAATCAAATAACAGTCATGAATTTGCTAACGCATACAGTGATTTTTTTGATGGTGCAACCAAAACTGATCAGTCTCTTTTCACTGAATTTTACAAAAATGATATCAATGACTTATTGACTTATTTGGGATTTTTCCGTGATGGTAAAACCTGGAATGTTTTCTCCCAATTTTGGTATAACATCACAAAAGAAGGAGGATATCAAGAAGCACACTGCCATATGGGCGGCCCCATTCCTGTACAATTCAGTGGTGTACATTATGTTGAATTTGATAGTAATGAACATGAAACACTAAAATTCATACATCCAATGGAAAAGTCTATGAGAAGTGTGATCCCTAGTGTTGATCGATCAGTTGTGCCAGATTATTTCTTACAATCAACTAGAATGCCAAATCTAGAAGAGGGTGACGTGATTTTCTTTCCTAGCTGGCTTACACATGTAGTTACGAAACAACAATCTAAGAAACCTAGAATCACTGTAGCGATAAATGTAACTGTAACTGATGATTTAACATTAGAATTATTTGGTCCGCACTTGACAACCAAGACAAACTCGTAGTATACTCATTGAGTAAGCTAACTTATATTATGGTGAATTATGCGTGATGATTTTTTATGGGTAGAGAAGTATCGACCAAAGATGGTCAAAGATACAATTCTGCCGCCTAGTCTGAAAGAAACATTTCAGACTTTTGTGAACAACAAGAACATTCCCAATCTTCTTCTAACTGGCACTGCTGGTGTTGGCAAGACTAGTATCGCCAGGGCTATGTTAGAAGAGGTAGACTGTGACTATATCGTCATCAACGGCTCTGATGAAGGTCGTTCTATCGATGTACTGAGAAACGAACTACGAAACTTTGCATCGTCTGTATCACTTGCTGGTGGTAGAAAGTATGTCATCCTGGATGAGGCTGACTATTTGAACCCTAACACTGTACAGCCCGCACTACGAAACTTCATGGAAGAGTACAGTCATAACTGTGGCTTCATCATGACTTGCAACTTTGTCAACAAAATCATTCAGCCTCTACACAGCCGTTGTTCTGTTGTAGAGTTTAAGATTGGTAATGCAGACAAGCCACAGATGGCAAAGGAATTCTTTGATAGAGTCCAGAAGATTCTACTCTTAGAGAAAGTTGAGTATGAGCCAAAAGTAGTTGCTGAGATTATCAAGAAATACTTCCCAGACAACAGACGAGTACTCAATGAACTTCAAAGATACTCTGCTACTGGCAAGATCGATAGTGGCATTCTAGCTAACTTCTCTGATTCAAATCTCAAGACTCTTATCGATGCTGTAAAGAACAAAGAGTTTAGTGCTGTTCGTAAATGGGTAGCACAGAATGCAGACGGTGACACTACACCACTCTTTCGTGCGCTATATGATAGTATGAGTGAGCATGTTGCTCCTGCAAGCATTCCTCAAGTCGTTGTAACACTTGCTGACTATCAATACAAGTCTGCATTTGTTGCTGATCAAGAGATCAACTTCATGGCTCTTCTTACTGAACTGATGGTAGAGGTTGAGTGGAAATGAATGAAGATATAATTTCTCAGGTCTTTTCGTGGGGCCCTCCTCTATTGAAATTTGAGTTATCTGAAGATGAACTAAATTCTGTTATACAGACATCTGAAAAAGCAAATGCTGACTATTCACATAACTTAGCAGGACAAGTAAATCAACAACTCACATTCTCTAGAGGAGATGCTGAACAGATTTATGTTCATGTTAAAAAATATTTCGATGCCTTTACTAACTATTGTTTTGGTGAAGAAAGAGAACTAAATCTATTTGATATGTGGATTAATCACATGAAAGATGGTGATTATAATCCTTTACATATTCATGGTGGACATATTTCATTTGTACTATACACTTATGTATCAGATGAATTGAAAATAGAAAGTAGTGACGAAGGAAGAAGTCGCCCAGGTGATATCAGTTTTGTGTATGGTCAACCATTAGGTGATACACCTATTCCGCCAATTACAATGCATGATGTTAGTCCGAATGCAGGAGAACTTTTCATTTTTCCCACTTATCTAAATCATATGGTATATCCTTTTAGATCAAAAGGATTTCATAGATCATCAATATCAGGAAACTTTGTATATGAGTAATCCGTTTGATTATGTGAATGCTATCAATACCAGTAAGAAGAATCTTATGCGAGACACAGAGAATGATGCTCTCGCTGAGAAGGGCTATAATTCTTTCATGACGAACAAAGCCTTGTCTTATCATCAAGACACTATTGGATATGCAAACGAAATGAACTTGAGGCATCAAGCCGACAAATTGTTTCAGTTTGAATATTTACTAAATAGTGTCAGACCCAAGAAACGATTTGCTAAATGGGTGAAAAAAGATAATGACCAGGACTTGTCCGTTGTGAAAGAATATTATGGTTACAACGACACAAAAGCATTCGAAGCATTATCCGTTCTTTCATCCGAGCAAATAACAACAATAAAAACAAGGCTCGAAAAGGGTGGAAGGAATGACCATTGACATTAGCAATCTCGTAGAGGTGACATTAAAAGCGGATGATGATTTTCTAAAAATCAGAGAAACGCTGACCCGTATTGGTGTCGCATCTCGCAAAGACAAAACAATCTATCAATCATGTCATATTCTGCACAAGCAAGGCAGATACTATATTGTACACTTCAAAGA